AACTAAATCATGTCCTTTGAATATATTTGTAGTTACATGTGTATTACTTAAAGTAAATCCAGCATCAGTCGATGCATTATGAACCGAACCATGATGAAGAGCAATCTTATAATCTCCAGCTATTTGATCAGCAGTTATATACTCTGTTGGCTTATTATAAACGGACATTACGTTAAAGTGTACTCCGGAAATACAATATATACCATTGTCTTTAAGATAGTGTAGTCTTTGATGATTTAAGGCTTTAACAATAGGACTTAAGGCATCAAGTCTATAACTATTATTTAAGTTACAATCATGATTACCTGTAATGACTAATGTCGGCGCTAAATCTGCTAATCGTCTAAAAAATTCTGATACGACTGCTACCAATTCAGGCGACATATCTGTTTTTGCATGTACGATATCACCGGCTACGTATATAACTGAATTAGGTGTTTTAGTTTTTCGTATGTATGCATATAATCGCTTAAATACTAATTCATACTCTTTATGTCGTTTCACATTTCGAACATGAACATCAGCTATATGATAAATTTTATCTATTGAATCTAATCCTATATCTATATTGCGCATAATATTTTTTGCTCCATTAATTTCTCACTACTCAAAATTTCAGTTGAATGAATTTGAGATATAATCTTTTCAAATCCTAATTCACTAGGATCTTTTTCTGTTAGATCTACAAAATATACTGTTATGCCATTTGCCATAAAATATTCCGCGGCCTCTAATGCTTGTTTTCTAGCATCTTTATCTAAACAGATATAAATTTCTTTTACGTCCATTTTTACAATACGTTTCTTTAACGTATTTGAAATTGTTTTTCCAAATAATGGAATTGCATTTCTACGAATTGCAATAGCATCAAATGCTCCTTCAACTAATATGATAGGCATATTCCAATTTATATGTAACTCAAATCCTACAATATCTTTAGATGCCGGAGGATTTTTATGCTTAAATTTATCTTCTTCATAATATGCTCTTGCTACAAAATAATTTAAGCTTCCATTGGCATCATAACTTGGAATAATAATCTTACCTTTGTACGGACCTTTTCTACAATAGCCAATTCTATATTTCAAGATATCATAAATATTGATACCTCTATTTTTAAGATAATAAATAGCATTTCTATATTCAGGCGATAATTCATCTAATTGCCATAATGGTCGATATCCTTCTGGAAGTTGCAATACCGGAGTATCTGTAGTTGTCTTAGTTGGTTTGTATTCAACATCATCTATCAACTTAACTAATTTAGCTATCTTTTCTCGTTGAACATTTAATTTACGAAATAAAACAGTTAGTTTTCTTCCAGCCGCATTACATACCCAACAATGCCAATATTGAGTAACAATATTAACTTCCATTTTCTTTTTATTGTGATGACAAAATGGACAATGAAATGCAACATTATCATTTGAGTTTATTTTGCCTTTTCCAAGGACGGATTCAAGAAGAGTAATTATAGAAAATTTGCTCATTTATTAATTATATAATATTATATATTTCATTATTATTTTCAATAACAATGTTTCATATCAAAATAAATTTTCATGAAAAATTATATTACATGTAATATATCGAAAAAAGCTCGTAAGCTCAAGTTTTTTACTTGCTTTTTTTCTCATTTAGCCAACTTTTTGGTATTTCCTTTTCTGCCCATAAAATACCATGTTTATCACAAAACATACCATATGTTGTTTTGGAACCTTTTCTTATTTTTGTTTTTGCTGACTGAAATACCATTCGAATATCTAATTCTGGATGTTGTTCTTTGATCAATAAATGTTTTTTACGATCTTCCAATACCCATCTACCTTTCGTTTCAATAAGAATACCATTTGGTAATGTAAAGTCAATTGTATATGTATGATTTGTTTGTGGCTTGATATAATCTATAACTGTAGTTTCATATTCAAACTTAGTTTTATTTTCTATCAATTGATCTGCAACTTTATGTTCAAAGCCGCTTCTATAACCATGTTTTATTGCGTTCTTGCGAACTTTGGATTTTGATCTCCATGCCATAACTTGTTCCCTATTTTATATAAATATTAGTAGTCCCAACGAACAATAAAATTCATATCTACATCATCTAATTTTTGTACTGGTGTTGAAAGTTTCGCTGTTGCTAACATTCTAGATTTGTCGTCATATAAACCAATAGTTGTAATATAAGGTTTCAATGTTCCTGATACAAACAATGGCTTTCTTAATTCTCCTGGTATAACATCTTTATGATTTGTAGAACATATAGGACGATTATCGGTTGCTGGTCTGTAAGTTGAAGTAGGGTTCATTGACACATTGAATGTATCTTTTGGTATTCTTACCAACACTTCATTTTCATATAATGTATGAGTACCACGATATGTTATATCAACTGGATTGCCGAATACTCCTGAACCAGAATTATATTTAGGTAATGGAGATGATACAACTGCTTGGCCATTTTTGTAAAATACATTTCCAATAACATTTGTTTGATATAATGATGCTGATATATAGTTTCTATCTGCCAATGATTCTATACCTGTTTGTGAAACAGCATAATCATACATTCGCATTTCTGCAATATGCACATTATTATTAAGTACTTGTTTTTCACTTCTATTACCAATTACTACATCATAATCATTTGATACTGGAGCATCTGGAAGAAATGAAGCTGACGTTATTTTTATGCCATCTTTATATGCAGATACCATAGAGGCTGAATTTACAAATGCATAATGTGCCCAATTTCCTGCAGTATGTGGATGTCCGGCTAAGTCTGAAAAAGAAATTATCGTACGTTTAGCACCGTCGCCATTTGTAAAGAATATTTGAGTTCCGCTAGCAAAACAAGAATAAGAAATATCAAAAGGAGCTCGATCTCCATTTGAAAGGACAGCATCGCTAATCATATCATGAGATATTGTTCTTTGTTTTCTTTTACCATCAATCTTATCTAAAAAATCTTCAGTCTTAAGACTACGTTTAGTTAATATAGTTCCGGTATGAATATCTAATGGCTTAAACCAAAATGATATTGTCCAATCATCACATTTATTGAAACGATCAAATTTATCATGATGCGGTATTCTAATATGTGACGATCCTGTAAAATGTGCTCCTAATCCAGATGGCACACCTCCTTTCGGAATCCAATCCATACTACCAGTTACAGTAACGCCTTTTACAATACTTAATGTATTATTGCCTGCAACACTACGAACAGATGCTTTTTTTGTAACATTGCTAAGTTTATATGTAATTGTTTCTTTTGGATAAACTCCTAATTCTTCATAGTCATTAAATTCTCTATATGTATCATTGAAAGATAAATAAAAGAAATTATTACTTGCAGATGCAAACCTCGATGATAAAATTAATGGATCGATCAAATTACCTTTGCTATCATCTTCTAAATGAATAGTAGTGCCGCCCAATGATGATGTTAAATTGAACGTTCCTATCTTAAACTTTTCGCCAACCTGACCGTATGGAGCAGTAAATATAGATGCCGATACCCATAATGATCTTTTTTGAGCTTGAATATCTGAAAAATCAAATACTGTACCAGGACCATATGTTCTATAAAAACGATGATCTATTTGATTCCATATAACATGTTTATTTGTAGCATCGATTGCATTGACTGGAAATACTCTTGTACCTACTCCTTGTCCTGTATCTGCAAAAATATGAGGAACATTGTCTCTATAAACTCCATCATGAGCTATGTAACCATCATTAGCAAATCCTGGACCACTTATCCTATATCGTTTGTATGCTTTGATCGGACGTTGTTGCACGTCGTTTTGTTTGATCGGCTGAAATACTGAAGGAATAATTGGCATATCATCTTACTAATTTTAATTTAGAAGTCTAATTTAACTTTAATAAGAGCTTCTCTTGTATAATTTTTTAATAATGGTTGAGATAATTTAGCAGTTGCTAATAATTCTCTTCTGTTATTATAAAGGCCAACGGTTGTAATATATACTTGCGGATCTTGAATAAATGTATTATAAAATAATTCTCCTAATGAACCCGTTACAAAAGTTGGATTATTTGAATAATTATATTCTGCATTTTTAACTCTAACAAAGTAATAAGTTGATTTAACTTGTTCTGATGATCTTGCTTGAATTCCACCATTTACTCCGGCAGATGTCAAATCATTTGAACTTGATAAAGATGCAAATAATTTATATGCATTATTTCCTTGAACTGCCGAACCTGTTACCGAATTAAAATCTAATCCACCGTTAGCATAAGTTTTATCTAATTGTTCTGCATTTAAGACTGCAACACCATGTTGTGGATATAATAATCCATAATGGATTGGAGCAGAAGAATTATGAATTATTGTGCCTTCATCAATTGAACCAGAAACAAGATTATAAACTAATCCTCCTTCATTAACACTACCTCCAGATGATAAAGATGAATCATCTATAATTTGATAAAATTTACCATTGCCAGCAACTCTTACATTTGCCGATCCGGTATGTTCATGATTAGGAACTGCCGAACCTGATAATTGTGCTAATGTTAACTCAAAATTACCTGGATCTAATTTTTCTCTTACTCTTGCACGATTAAAGTTTAATACATAAATAGCATTTGAATCTACTCCATTAAATGTAAACTTTTTATCATTAGGTGCTAATAATAATTGAGCATATTGTCTATAAATTGCTCTAGTAGGTGTATCATTATTTAGGTTACCTGTTAAATCTTTTGATCCTGAACCAGCAAAATGACCATATGCTATTGACAATTCACTCACGCCTCTTGGATTTGTAGCAGGATCACCAGTTGAAAATATTTCTTGGAAATATGTTTTCTGTGTTGCAGTTAATAGGGAAGATGTAAACATATTTACTAAACTACCAGTGTTTCCTGAAAATAATCCACGCGTTACTGTTTCAACATTATTAGGCAATACATCATCTGTTGCATCAAATCTAGTAAATATTCTTCCTAATCTTTGACGTGCCTTTGCTTGTTCTCTTTCACGTATTATTTGATTCGCTAACTGTCTTGCTAATGCTTCAACTTGATTTGTAGCACTAAACGGTCTTGCTCGTCTAAACGAAATTCGACCTCTGTTTCGCGCAATTCTTCTACCATATACTGCCATAATTTATTTCCCTATTATAATGCTGACAACCCTGTGGTTGCAATTTCAACTTTCTTAACTGTTAATGTTACAGTAGCTCTACCACCAGTTTCATTACCAATAAATAATACGGTAATTGTTCTGTCGCCTTTTAATAATTCTTTAGCAGTAATTTCAAACTGCGTTCCAGATACTGTAATTGATTGTGCTGCTTCTGAATCTCCTATAAATTGTGGTACTGATGCAGCTTGGTTTCTTGCTCCTCTTGTAGCTACAATATCAGCAACATCAGAATCTGATAAAATTGCTGTATATCCAAATCTTCTATTACCACCACCAAAATTAACTGTTGATGGAGTGATTGTAACACTTTCATTTGAATTTAATTCTATTTCTGATTGAGCAACTCTCACTACTGGGATACGTGCTGAGCCCTTTGGTAAAGTAACTAATTTATATTTTAACATTTGCGTTTCATCTGGCAATGCTTCTACAATTGGCATATTTTCGATTGCAGCTCCATAGAACGCAGTTCCTAGAGGATGATCTGGATTATATAAATCATAATCAACTTCATCATCTGCTAATGCAAATTGTGTAATTCTAAATTCATTTCGCCCTCTTGCTAAAAGTTCTCTTCCTTTTTTAGTAAGAATAGCATCTACTGTTATTGTGGCGTTATTTAAGTATCCCATATTAAATCCCTATTTTTTAATAAATATGCTCATGCATAAATTTATCTAACTTCTAATGTACCTGGATTTGATACATTTGGAGCATTTGTAAACACTAATGTATTTGGATTAGTTTCAAACACTTCAATTACTGGTCTTTGGTCAATAGCATTCACTGTTGATGCAAGATTAATACCAGGTCCTGTTAATCTACATCCTTCGTAAAACAAATTATTTGTTTGTGCAAAGAAATCATCTCGATATGCAGTCTCATCCATACTTCGTGAATAATTATAAATTGATGGCAAACCACCACCTAAAGATTCACTTACAACTCGAGCTGCATTTCTTGTTCTTTTATCTAAATTAATACTTCCAGAATAATGTAATACATCAAGTTTGAATATTGTACTCAAACGTGGTTGTAAAATAACACTACCTGTTGCTGATACGGTTAATGGATGCTGAGATGAAGTTATCTCTAAAGGCAAACTTAATGCAGCAGCCGCTACTGGTGCTATTTTATACGGAAATATTTTGTTAATATATTTGTATATTACTGGTTCATATGGATCACCTCCTGGCAAGCCTGAATTCGAACCGGATAATACTGCTAAATAATTTCCTGAATCACTATATCCTCCTACACCTTTATGATATACAGATGTTCCATTAATTGTTACTGGCCTATCAATAGTGCCGGCTAATGGTATTATTTCACCACTTGCAGTCGGACTATGTTCACTAACCGTACCTTCATAATGTAATGATTCTTGTTCTGGATGATCATGCAATTTAACTTTTACTCTTTCTAATGCATGAGGTTCAACTAAAACTCCCATTGCTTCATCTACACGTTCTGGGAGTAGTTGTTTTATTGATTCAAACAATGAAAAATCAAATTGACTAAATATTTTTATAAATGCATTTAGATCATTTTTATCTGTAAACTTTTTCCAATAATGTTTAGAAAAATGAAGTAGATCCGGATAATTAAATGTTGTCTGATGATCCGGGTCTCCCACAAAATCATCCAATGCAACATCTCCTATATTATTGAATATATCTTTATTGATTTGATCTGCAACAGAATAAAACAATCCTAATCTATTTGTATCAATCGGAGCTCTATCAAATCTAGATTTTTCTGCAGTATTTGTAGGAGTTAATCTTCTTACTAATTCGTTATCATCAAATCTAATTTTTTGTGATCTAGGTAGATTTGCACCTAATGAAACACCTTGAATATAATATGTTTCTTCAACAGGTATATAATTACCTCGTTGTGCATTTGCTGTAGTTTGGAAAAACGACATTGATGCAAACGAACTACCAGAATTAATTAATGCATCTGTAAGTTTAAATCCTGATCCGGATGCAATAGGCATTTGAGCATCTAATACTGTTTGAGCTGGATGTGATGAAGATAAAATTTTGTATCTATTCAATGAATGATCGACAGCATTCAAATCAGTTCCTAACGGATAATGTCTTACCAATGTATCAAATGACGATGTAGGTGATAATCCAGAAACATATGATGTTGGATTAGTTGTATGAATATCAAATGTTTTTTGACCAATATCTTCTAGCCATTCCCTATATTCTTGCATTGAACCAGAATATGTCAATAAGTTAGGTGTATTGGCATTTGTAAACGAAATTGAATCGTCATTCTCAATAAATCTTCGAAGATATGTGTTAACTTTTCGTTGATCTTTTGTACTTCCCTTTCCAGGATGTCCTCCTATACGAATTCGTCTATGATTGTTATCAAAAGTAACGCCCATCCAAGCATTTTTATGATTTGCATGAATAGGAGTATAAGATGCACTTGTTTCATGTACAATTTTATCTGAAATATAATCTGATGCCTTTTGTACTTGTATGTGATATGTTGTAGCTAAATTGGCTTCTGCATTATATGCTCCTGGGTCATTTGATCCGGTACTAGTCCAAAACCATCTTACATTCCAAAACTCTCCATCATATATTGGTACATATGCTGTTGAAGCTGTAAATGGTACTGTAGTGCCTCCACAAAAAGCATGTGATACTACTATTCTACCATATTTACCTGATCCAGAATATGAACCTGTATGCTGTACTGCCATTTGAAACAAAACTCGTTCATCCTCATCAACTCCATTTTGTTTTTGAATACCAGACATTAATAACATGCTTTGTGTTAATGCCGGCCTAAATCTGAATTGTCTTGTCTGAGCCGGAAGTTCTTGATTTCCTAATCCCGGCCTATCAAATCCAAAATCTCCTACTGTTGGTTCATAATCACGTGGACCATATTCTATATACGGCGATGTTGTTCCATCAACAGATCCAGATAAAAATTGCAGTGCATATGAGAATCGATCTTCTATCAATAATGGTTGATCTTCTCCTACTTTAGGGCCTCCATATTCTCGAATACTAAGCAAAGTCTGAGGAATACCATATGTATTCATTAACGCTTTGATCGACCTTGCAGTCCCTTTTGTTTTAAGTAAAAACGGTAAATTATTAACTATTCTACGCCAAACTTCTGTTGTAATCGCTTCATTTGATTTCGAAAACATCGATCCAGAACTTTGATATGCTCCTGATCCAGAATCAACTCCTAACTTATATTTCCAAAGAGCTTCTGCTTGATTACCGTTTTGTAATGTCCATCCTAATGATTTTGCAACTTGATAAATTGTTTCTTTACTTTGTCCTAATTTAGGATGTTCTTCTGGCTTATAAACTTTTGTTAAATTATCAATATGAGAATATAAAATATCAAAATGATGTCCAATCATATTAACAAACAATTCATACTGATCATTATTTGCATCTAATCGAATATGTTCTGGTATTGTCTTTACTAATGATTTATTATTTTCTGAATCATATAAAGATGATGTTGCAGACCATTTTGCAAACCAATTATCAGAAATACTAGCCGTTGTATGATGTAATATGTATTTTCCATTTTCAAAATATTTTGGCCATGGTTCTAATCGATATGGCTTAGCTCCAATATATCCTCCATCTGCTCGATATACACCTGCAGCATTATTGTTATTGTTGTAAACACTTTCATGATGTGTAAATAAACTTGATGTTGGTTCATTGTATAACCAT